TTATGCAGGATTCCAAAAAAATATAGCAAAGAATATCCAACCTTTCAACTTCCTTGTGGAAAATGCATTTCATGTCGATTGGAAAACGCCCGTCAAACAGCTGTACGTTGTGTTCATGAAGCCTCGCTATACGAAAAAAATTGTTTTTTAACTTTAACTTATAACGATGAAAATATTGGAGATAATAGACTTCATTATGATCACGTTCAAAAATTTATTAAGGATCTTCGGAATGAAAGATTTAAAGAATTACTGGGGAAACTCTATCCAGGAGAGTCTCAAAAAATTCAGCGTGAAGCATTTAATTCCTTGCCAAAAGAAAAAAGAGATGAATGGTTCGATACAATTAGAATTTCCTTTTTCGTGTGTGGAGAATACGGAGAGAAAACAAAACGAGCTCACTGGCACTTGCTTGTGTTCAATTGGAGCCCTGACGACGGAGTCCGATCGCATCAAAATGATCGAGGAGATGTATCGTTCCAGTCGCCTATGCTCGCCAAACTGTGGCCGTATGGCTTTTCAAGCTTTGGCTCAGTTACCTTTGAAAGCGCCGGCTATTGCGCAAGGTATTCGGCGAAAAAATTAGTCCATGGTAAAGACGGTGATCATGATTTTAACCCGGTATCAAGACGTTCTTGTAAAAATGCAATCGGTAAAAGATGGATTGAGAGATATTGGGAAGATTGTTTCAAAACTGGTTTCCTTGTGTTTCAAAAAGGGGATGAAATGATACAATGTGGAATTCCCCGTTATTATGAGAAATGGTTAAAAAAACATAAACCAAAGGAATGGGAGGTATACGTAACAACTCTTAAAGAGAGGAATATGGATAAAGCTAAGGAGTCCAACGCTAAGGATCTTCGAGAGGAAACCGCTGCCAATATAAAAAGAGGCTATAAAGGTCGCGTGATTAGCAAAAATCAAATGAGAGAAAAGCTTCTAAAATCAAAATTTAAAAAACTTCAGGAAAACCTGAAATTGTAAAGGAGATAAAATGGGACTAGGGAATAGGTATTCTCAGCATTCGTTCGCTCAGATACCAGATGTGACAATGGCTAGGAGTAAATTTAACAGGTCATTCGGACATAAAACGACGTGTGACTTTGACGAATTGATTCCTATATTCGTCGATGAGATATTACCAGGTGATACAGCTAACGTGGATGTGTCGGGCTTTTGCCGGTTGGCGACCCAATTACATCCGGTCATGGATAACATGTATGTGGATTTCTTCTTTTTCTTCGTGCCGAATAGGCTAGTTTGGGATAATTGGGAAAAATTTAATGGAGCTCAAGACAACCCTGGAGATACGACCGATTATTCGGTTCCGGTTATTCAATCTGGTGTTTTGACTGGTGGATCTGGTAGTTTATGGGATTATATGGGACTTCCTACGGTGATCGCTAGCCCTGGAATTGAAGTGAATGCCTTACCGTTTCGAGCCTATGCGTTAATTTGGAATGAATGGTTTAGGGACCAAAATATTTTCGATAGTCAAACTGTTTATAAAGATGATGGTCCAGATGATATAGGTGATTATGGTATTCTCAAACGATGCAAGATGCATGATTACTTTACGTCATTACTTCCTTGGCCTCAAAAAGGTACTGCGATTGATCTTCCTTTAGGAACTTCGGCTCCTGTTACAAGGGTTTCAAATGCCGCTGCCTGGGAGGTTTATGTTCAAGGATCTGATACCAAGGATACTACCGCTAGTGATTTGGGTGTTAATGCGTCCTCTAAATTGATAAATTCAAGTTCTACAGGTTCTCGTTCGTTCGATCCTATGGGGGGTCTGGTTGCGGATTTAAGTACTGCAACAGCGGCTACCATTAACCAATTACGTGAGGCCTGGCAGGTTCAAAGTTTGTTAGAACTGGATGCCCGTGGCGGTACACGGTATGTGGAGATTCTTCAGGCTCACTTTAATGTTATTTCACCGGATTTTAGGCTACAAAGGCCAGAATATTTGGGTGGTGGTGAAATGAGGATTAATTCCCATGTCGTGCCGCAAACGTCGGCTACTTCAGGGTCTAACTATCAAGCAAACCTGGCTGCCTTTGCCACTGGTTCGACTGGTGGATCAAGAATAGGCTTTACTAAATCGTTTGTGGAGCACGGTTTCGTTCTTGGCATGATGGCCGGACGATGTGACCTGACTTATCAGCAAGGTGCAGAAAGAATGTGGTGGAGGGAGTCCAGATTTGATTATTTCTGGCCTAAACTTCAAGAGATTGGTGAACAGTCTGTACTTACGAAAGAGCTTTATTGTACGGGAACGGTTGCGATTGATGATGATATCCTAGGTTACCAAGAGAGGTATGCGGAGTATAAATATAAGCCGTCTTATGTTACTGGGAAATTTAGATCTGCAGCTACAGGCACTTTAGATAGCTGGCATCTGGCCCAAAACTTTACGGCTCAACCGCTATTAGATGAGACCTTTATTGAATCGGTATCTCCTATAGATCGAGTTATTGCGGCACCAACAGAACCCCATTTATTAGTAGACTTATTCTTTAATTATATTCACGCTCGACCAATGTTGACCTACTCCGCTCCCGCTACATTAGGACGGTTTTAGATGTGGCCCGCTGTAATAGCTGGAGGAGCTTCGTTGTTAGGTGGTTTGATGAATTGGCAAGGTCAAAAAGAGACTAATGCCCAAAACGCCACTTTAGCTAGAGAAGCTACGGCCGCTAATATGGATGAGTCCGCTCGGAACCGTGCATTTCAAGCAGAGCAAACGAGTGCACAAATGGCATTCCAGGAGAGGATGGCTAGTTCCACCCACCAGCGCGAGATGAAGGACCTTCAAGCCGCAGGGCTTAATCCCATTCTCGCTGCTGGTGGAGGTGGCAACCCTGCCCCTTCCGGTGGCGCTGCAGGAGGTTCAGCTGCGAGTGCGCAAAGCGCGACTATGGGTAGACCTGATTTTGATTTTGTAGCCGGTGGTTTTACTTCGGCTCTGAATGCCATGTCGGTACTTAAAGGTATTGAAAAACAGGGTATTGATGTTGCTGTAGGTGAGAAACAGGCCCAGAAGTTAGGTGTTGAAACGGAACTGTTAAAAAGAAACGCTCCAGCGGCCAGGATTCAGGAAAAATTAGGGCAAGCTGTAGAGTCTTTCTTTGATACCAGTGCGAAAAAAGTTAAAAAAGCTTGGGAATCAGGATCGTCCGGTTCCGAGCGAAAAAAACAAAAACAATTCCAGATGCCTGAGATGTTTGGTACTGGAAATATGAAATTGAGGTGATTATGAGAAATTCTAAGTTAGTAAATGGTAAGTATGTTTATGAAACTGTTAGTTCGGGTCCAAAGGTCCAAAAGCAATTCAAGGAAATGACCGATATTAATGCTATAATGGCCAAATACCAAAAAGGTGAGGCTATTACGCATTTAAATAGAAGGGTAGGTGTGTATGGTGACTTCTCTGAAATACGAAATTATCAAAGCTCTCTTGATCTTGTTCTCGGAGCTCAGAAAGCCTTTATGGCGTTACCTTCAGGAGTTCGTAAACGATTCCAAAACGACCCCCAACAAATAATCGACTTCGTCTCTGACAAGTCTAATTATGATGAGGCCGTTAAACTTGGACTGATCATCCCTAAAAGTGAAGCTTCAGACGCGCCTGCGATTAACGCGGGTGTGACTACGGCTTCTACTACGGGTGAGTCCAAAAAATAGTTTTAAACGCGCCTATTAAGCTCGCCAATCGAAGATTGGGAGCAAACAGGGGTCTAAGGGGGTGTAAGCCCCCTTTTTAGTATCTAAGCGAGGGTGATCTTCCGAGCTTCTCTCCCGCTAATTGGAGGCGGGAGCCGGTGGGGCCGAGGGTGATCTTCCGAGGCGAGCAAGGAGGGTGATCTTCCGACGCAGCGGGGGTGGTGGCGTCCCGTACCCGCCCTACGTGCATGGAGCACGTAAAAGACAACAGCGACGCTTGAGCGCGTACAGGATGTACTTCCCCGCTTTGTCGATAAATTTAAATATATTAAGATTTAACCAAATCTTAACTTAAACTGTCTTAAAACACCTTAAGTGTTCTTAAAATACCTTACAAATACTTAAAAATATTGACATTTTAAGAATTGTATACATAGTATCAACGGCAATTACGCCGCATGTCCAAAGGAGGACAAAAATGGTTCTTAAGGTGTTTTCAATTAGGGATTCAAAAGGTGAGGTGTTCAACACTCCCTTTTTCCAAAAAACTCATGGTGAGGCGGAGCGTAGCTTCCGCCAACTTATTAATGACGAAAAGTCAATGGTCTTCAAATATCCAGATGATTTCGATCTCTACTATTTAGGTGAATACGACGATCATACAGGTAAACTAAAAGCCTTGGATGCGCCTCAGCATCTACATAAAGCTGTCTTACTAAAGACCCCGAAGGAATAGTCCGAGGGATAGGTGGGCATAATACACTTACTTGTTGTAATTATGCCCACTGACTGTCAGACTGGTCTGGCAGTCTAAAAAAGAGGGTTCAATGAAACGTCAAAAATTGTCTTATGGTAAATCAAAAAAGATCTTCAGAAAAAATACAGGTATCCACAAAGTGAATACTATGAATCCGCGAAAGATGCGCGGTGGCATTCGTTTATAAAAAAAAGGACAGATAAAAATGCTCTGTACCCGTCCCTATACCGT